ATCATGTATGGCGGAAGGCCGAAGGTAAAACGATGGAGTCGCAGTCGCAATGAATCTTGTTCATTTTCATCGCTAACCAGCCGAACGGCATCGGCAATCTGCTCCTCCGTCAGCTTCCCCGTGGCAACCGGCGGATCGGGGATGTCCAACGACTCTATCCATTGGGCTATTCCATGCACGGTCGAACCAATCAGCCAGGTCTCATTCATCGCATAACGTGCAATCTCAAACGCAAGTTTTCTTGGTATCTTCATGTCACCGGCCTTTCTCGTCTAGCCTGTTTTGCATCCCTAGCAAGGTCGCCAAGGTGTGCCGTCGCTTGCCATGCCGTTGACCATTTCATCCACCCGCCGAAGTAGGCTCGACTCTCCCGATGGAAGTTTGCGCGATAAAAGTCCCATGCGTACCGGGTGTGGTCAATGAACCCTATCGGTTTTTCGTTCTGAATCTTCGTCACGTTCATGCTTACACCCAGCCCTGGCTAAAATGGAATGTCGTCTTCAGGTGCGGACGGTACTGGGTCCACTGGTTTTGCTTCTGGTGGCTCGGGAGCAGAATACGCTCCGGTGGCAGCAGCCGCCTTCTTAGCCGCACGCAGGGCCGCCGTGGCGTCGGCAAGGGCCTTCGGAGTCGGCGGCGAAGCCCCGCCGAAGCGGGTAATCTTGAGACTGATTCGCCCCTTGTAGTCTTCCTCCTTCAGTTGCACATCAACCTCGACGCCGACGAGCGAAATGGTGTCGCCAATTTCCGACAAGTCGTTCTTGTCACAATCAAACCCGAGCGCCTTCAGTTGCGACCGGGCCATGCCCATCGACGCGGAAGAAAGCCAGATCGTTCCCACCATCATGGGAGGGTCGTTAAAATCGTCCAACGGGTCATCGATAGCAACCCGGATAGCTAGTCCGGGCGTACCCTTTGTACCTGAAGTGGTAAACCAGTGCTTGTCAACGTGCGATTTGTATATTCCTGCCATCAGTGCCATCAGTCACCGTCCTTTCCTTGCCACACTTCGCAGCGCAGTTCGCCGTCATCGACCATCGCACGCACGATGCAAGCGTTCATCTTGGCGGCCATTCTGAACAGTCCCTCCCAAACGCTGGGCGGAAGCTCCTGGGCAATCTCTTGTTCCACAAGCACAAAGGCCAGCTTCTGACCGGTGGAATCTATCTGCCGGACCCGCTCGATTTTCTCGGCCACGGCGATCATCGTTCGCTCGCCTCCGCTGAGGCGGTAGTATGGCCCGCTGGTTCCGTCCGGAAGCTTCCCGATGAGGGTTTCGCTGTCCACTGCAAACCGCTTTGACGCCACAGCCTGGCTGAGAACGTCATCCGTTGCCTTGCCAGCATCGCGCAACCGCATCACTTCCTTACGGTGTTCTGCGGCGGCCTTTTGATGTTCCTTCGCCTGCTCGATCCGCCGCTTCGCGGCCACGATTACCGCACCCTTGCCCACCGCCTCCTGAGCTTCGGACACTTGATCGGCTGCAATGTCCACCAGGTCTTGAGTGACCTCCTTGGGCATCGCCACGGCAAGGGCGTGGTTGGCATCGGCCAGGGCCTTCTGGTGGGCCTCAGCCGCTTTCAGCCCATCCCGCGCGGCATTCGCCTCCCGAGAATCCAACAGCACTTGTGTCTTCGCGGCTTCAAGGGCCTTTTCGGCGACCGCGGCAATTTCCCTGGACTGCGACTCGGTTTTCTTGGCCAACTCGGAACGATCATTTGCCTCCTTGACGGTCGGACCAGTGTACGCATCGCCTGACGCCGCTAGGGCCGCCTCGGCCTGCTGCCTGGCCTTCACGGCGTCTCGGTAGGCACGAGCCTGTTCGCTGATTCGCGCGTGGTACTGGACTGCCGCCGTGTGGGCATCCTGTAGGGCCTTGGGATCGGATGCGGCTTCCAGGTTCAAGCCGTCGCCGGCGTTCCGGTCGGCCAGCGCCTTTCCCTCTTCCCGGTCGGCCTCCGAGATTTCGGCACGCGCCTTGGCGTCGATGACACGCTTGATCTTGCTGGCCATCTCCACGAGGTCGGCCGACTCAATCGCATCGCGGTCCACGATTTTGTCAAACTCGGCCTTTCCTCCGAAGATGGGATAGAACAAGGCTGGGTCCGCCACTCCACCACTCATGCGCAAAAGAGCCTTGATACCGTGGGAGTTTTTCGCCGCGTCAGACTTGAGCGGCGGGTCGATCAGGTCGGACAACGAGAACTCTTCCCGGCTTGCCACATCACTCTCACCGATTCGCGTGATCCGGTTGGCGTTAATCCCGACGACGACTCCGCAGATTTCCGCCTCTCCCTTCTTCGCATACCCTCCAGGTTCGACACGACCGCGGTCGCGGCTATCCAAGCCCAGGGCGATTGCCTCCAAAAGCAGGCTCTTCCCCTTGCCACAGTATCCCCAGATCGTTGTGCCGCCAGGCTGCAAGGGGATAACCACGTTCTCTTGGCATACCCCAGCCACGTTTTTGACCACGATTTGTTCCGCCATGTCCCGCTCCTATTCGCTAATAAGGTGAAGTGCTTCGATAAACCGTTTCCTCAACCGATCCGCGCTCTCTGGGTGGGAGAGAACCGACGAGACTTTGACCTCGCCTTTGATCTTCCCGAGAGCCGCCATATCCTTGGCCTCCACGGCCGCGTCGATTCGTTTGATAAATTGGGCGGCTTGATAAACTGCCTCGTCGCCCTCGGCCGGTTCAGCAGGAACCTGCGGTAGCGCGGGAATGTCGGGTTCCTTCCAAACCGGCTCCCGATTGCTCTGTTCGGTGCCGTGGTTCCCCGCGATGTATTCTCGCATCGACAACAGCCCGTTGGCCAGTCGGCCAGCGTCGAAGCTCTCAACCGTCTTCCACGACTTCGTTCCGAAGCACGTTGCTAACGCCTCGACCTTCGACTTTTTTTCCCAAGTTGTCTGGCCTGGCCACGCCAAGACCATCTCTCCTTGGATTTCTTCGCACAACCTCTCCCGCTCCCGACGTTCGTGAACCCACTGGCTGTCACCGACCTCATCCACGCCCATGTCGGTCTTGTTGGCTACATCCACGGCGTTGACGGCACCGGGAACTAGCTTGGAAAGATGCGGCATGAACCATTCCCCGGTCGGATTGTCAATGACTGCCCCATCCATCGCGTTGAATCGGTCCCCAATTACCGTAGCCCGGTGGGTGATGGAAAAGTGGTTCGGTCGATCGGGGATCGGCACTTGCACCCGCTCCATTTCCACCAGCAAAGACGGCTCGAAGCCGAACTCCGATTCCACTTTCATTTTCGTGCCCACTTTGCGAAGTTCCTTTCGCACTTGGCCGCTGGAATCTTCGACTTCCTCGAAGTCCCACTCGTAGCCGGCCCGACCGCAGATGATGATGTGGAGCTTGGCGTTCAAGTAGAAGTCGGTCCAGACATTCCATCGTTCCTTGATGGCGGCCCAGTCCTGGAACTCAAGACGCTGCCGCTTGGGCTTGTTCATGGCATCGCGTGCCTTGTTCACCTGATCCAGGTAGGCGTTGCATACCTCCCGCCAGACGTGGGTAATCGAGTCCACAACGAGAATTCCAGCCGCGCCTTCCTCACACGCCTTGCCGACGTGCAATAGGTCGGACAACGCCCGGCTGCTTTCCCCGACACAGTGCATTCCCGTTGCGGCGAACACCATCGGATCAACGTACTCAACCCCGGCTTCGGTATCGAAAAAAGCAATCGGAGTTTTCAGCTTGAACAACTGCCAGAGCTTGGTGGCCAGCAACGCGCTGGTGTAAGTCTTGCCGCTTTTGGCGAAGCCCAACAGTCCGGCTTTGAGATACCCTTGTCCGGTTCCGAATTCCTTAAACGCCATCGGCTTCACCGCCTTTTTCGACCTTCTCGACTTCCGGCGCCGTCGCACGCTCGATTGATCGCATGATGTCGCTGGCCTTGTCAAGTAGCGGGGACTCTTCGTAGCGGTCCAACTTCAAGTTGACGATACGACGCCGAAGGTTCTGTGCCGCATCCAGGGCCATTTCAATGTCTGTCTTTCTCTCTTTGCTCATCGAACGATCCTTTCACGCTGAGGGTTTGTCCTGGGCGGCCTCTTCCTTGAACTGGACACCCAGGTGGGAAAATACGCGCTTGCTCACGTCCCAAGCCTCCTCGGCTACGTCGCACGCCGCCTTGGCCGGCTCGCGCTGAAGCATGAGGGGGACCATGTTCAAGTAAAAGTTCGCCAACGCTTGAAATGGGGGCGGTGGCATAGGCTGTCCGTTTGCAGCGATGGGGATTCCCATAGGGTCAATCAGTCTTTCGTTCATCGCACTTCTCTCTTTCTTCTGGAGCTTCGCTATGTAGTCCGCGTTCGCGCGGAGCCGTTTCTGACGGTTGGATCGGAGGTCAGGGTCAGGAAGTTTCATGGTTTTGATTCTCCTGGTAATCAAGTTCCACCTCGATCGCGTGAAGAGGAACGGCTGCCTCAGTCAGCTTGCCAATCTTGTCGTGCGCGTCGTCTCGCACAATCGCAATCTCCCGCGGCGCTGAAAATCCGAGCCTCGCCTTGTCCCCTAGAATCTCGATCACCACGAGGTGGATGTCCCCCGCGGGGTGGCTGATGGTGATTCCTTCGCTCCGCTTTCGTGCCAAAATGAGCATCGTACTTCTCTTTTGTCAGCCGACTCGCGACTCCGCCGCAAGCCGGACAGTCCTGTTTTATTGGGCACCGTGCCCATCCGTCGCGCCGCCCTCCTGGTTGGCGGTCCTTTTATCAATTAGCCGTAGCCGTAGCCGTAGCCGGAGCCGTAGCCGGAGCCGTCGCCGTAGCCGTCGCCGGAGCCGTAGCCGTCGCCGGAGCCGTAGCCGGAGCCGTAGCCGGAGCCGGAGCCGGAGCCGTCGCCGGAGCCGGAGCCGGAGCCGGAGCCGTCGCCGTCGCCGGAGCCGTAGCCGTAGCCGTAGCCGGAGCCGGAGCCGTCGCCGTAGCCGTCGTTTAATTGGTCCATACCGGCACCTCAGAAATCGACTTTTTGGCCGATACAGTTACGTCGAGGATTTCAATTGCCTGCAACAGTTCCACGCGATTTACTGCACACGGGAATTTGCACTTGCTTGGTGCCGACGGGCCGCGCATTGCCAGTTCGGACAGCGACGCGGCACCAGACCAGTACCACAATCGTCTCGCCGATGTCAATACGACCTCCTGCCCATTCCGCGATTCCAAGTATCCGGCGAACACTCCCGCCGAATACGTTCGCACGATGACGTACTTTTTCTTCGCTTTAGCCATGATTTAACCCTCATTGTGAAAGTAAATTGAAAGCCACCGGTCACAGTGTGTACGCCGCCAGTCCCTCACGGAACGCCGATGGGGGTTGACTTGAATCAAAATCGCAACAGCGGACACAACGCGAACAGAACAATGGTACGACGGCTCTCTCTTCTGGTGTCGGGGCTGTACGAAACAGCCACACCTCCACAGACCGGTCCGAATGCCGGTGGCCGCCAATGTGGTATTCCATGCATTTCCCGTCCACGCCGCGCCGCTGCTGCGAAAGGTAAAAGATCAAAATCCGCCGTCGGCACGGCAAGAGCGAAGCTGCTAAGCGAGACACTCGGGCCAGAGGCCGACGGCGGGGTAAAGTTCAAGGTGATCGAGTGTTCGCTTAGCATGATTTCCGCCAGAGAACAGAAACCGGGAAAACTGTCAAGACGAAAATCCACGGATTTGCAGAAATAGTACACGTGTCACGTTTTCGGACACTTTCAAGAACCAGGCTTGACAGTCTCAGGCGACTTGCTGTAAAAAGAGAGGGCCAGCACGGCGCGAACCGGCTGGCCCTTGATTCGGTGACTTGACCACCGACGACGAGCCAAGTATAGGCGAAGTCATCTCCGGTGTCAATTCCTCCCGTTCTGGGACTTCTACGACACGATAGGCCAGAAGGCCGACCAGCCTGTTCCTACGGGGCGAAATGGCCGACCGATTTTCGGTGGACCCTTCCGGGCATCACGCTGACGACTCCAGGGCCGGAATGAAAACCCGACTTCCCGAGAGGAATGAGGCGGGGGAAGAGAAAATGTGCCGCCCGCGCTAACCCGTCCCACACTGTGGTCAAGAGTTTTGCAGCGATTTCCGCCTACGCGCGGGAGTCGCTGCGCCTGAGCCCTCCTATAATCAAGACTTCTATGAGATGGCCAACAACCAAAGCCGAAAGCGACTACCTTGCCAAACGCAGGGAACAAAATCTGGTACAGTGCCGAAAAAGCAGAGCGGAAGCCTGGGCAGCAGAGCACCTGAAGTCAACAACCCTGAAATGGACGCGACAAGCCCAATGGGGATACAGGATTTTCGACTTCTGGAATGCGACGAAAGGTATCGCGGTTGAAATCGACGGCCCCGAACACGACAAGGCGTATGACGAT